CATTCATTCAATTGTAATAAAAGGTGCATAATACTTTGTCTCCATGGTAAACATTGCAGGCATAATCATTTCTGTGGCTCGGGAAAAATAAATATTTGCTTTACTAATCCTTCTATTTGCTAAATCATGAACTAATTGCCTCATATATTTGACATCTCTATCATCGTTAACAATAAAGTCATCACCAACAAAAGGTGTTCTGAAATAAGGCAAGCGTCTATTCATATAAGCAACTGATATATCATCAGCATGTAGAGTAAAGAAATGGTCAGGTTTCCTAAAAAACAAATTATACAATCGCAAAACAGATGTCTTACCGCAACCAGTTGAACCAATCAAAACAAAAATCGGGTTCATGCTAAAACAATCATACCGACGCAAATAAAAAATTGAAAATAAAGCTACCCAACAAGCAAGTTTGAAAATAAAATATTCGTCAGGCAACTTGTATAAAATGTGATTGATTATCTGTTTAAATATTTGATAACTACCGCTTGTCTCGGTATAGAAATTTGAAAACGGATGGTCTTCTAAAGAGGCAGTAATAAAATTTTTCAATCGTATGATAGGACGAGGTTCGGAATAATACTTAAACCCAAGCATGTCAGGTTCAATAATTACAGGAATTTCTCGGTAGAAGAAAGTAAGAATATCTTTGTATCTTTTTTTATCTGAAACTGATAACATCTCGGCTTCCTTAAAACCCTTCTCAAAACTCATTTGAACAATGAACTCATCGATTTGGTTTGACCCTGCTACTATTATTTTAGCTTTACTAACATTCTCCCCTTCAATTTTATTGATTGCAAACCATACAGGATAAAAGAACCTACAAACATACTTCAACTCTAATCCATCTGTTTGCTCATTCTTCTTGATAGGAATACGGCAAAAATACATCTTATCTACTACTTCAAACCCATCTGGTAAATGGAACGCTGGAAGTATCGGAAGAGTTGCTTTGTTAAATTTTGGGCATGTTTGCGGGCACCCAAATTCTCGATTAAATCGACGACACGACCAAAAAACTAACGGAAAATTCCTCTTAACAAACCAATCGAAAAACTTCTTCGTCTTCTCTCTTGCTTTGTCTGGTGGCTCTTTTTTGTATAGACTTGCATTATCTAAAAGCTCTTGTAAAACTTTTCCTCGCTCCTCTTCATTCTTAGCAAAATATTGATAAAGCAAATAATAATACCATATGGCAATCTTCCATTCCGTAAAGCTATGTGTATCCCAAGAATTTAAGATGTTATTCAATACAGGGCAAAATGTCTCGGTATATTTCTTAACCGATTTGACATCATACAAAGCATAGTATAAACTCGTTGAATAATCGTTTTCAAAATCTACTTTGTTATGTAAAATATTGGTCAGTTCTTCATCTGAGGATTTCTCATCTATTGCAATGACTTTAGAATACAAATCCCAAAAACTTTCATACCATAAACCTTCATATACAACCAGTCCATCAGCTCGAGTATAAAACCCCTCTAAAGGTATCAACTTATCTAAATACACATGAGGTAACTCTTTCTCTATCAATTGCTTAATCTGATTAAAAAATGTAGACAAAAACATGTTAAAAGTTGAGAATAAAACATTGTCTTCCTTAATCAAATACTTCTTACTAAGCCAAAGAAAATGATAGCCTTTTGTGGTTTTGATGACATAAGTTGGTGTGTAATTGTGTTTGTTTAGTATTTCAATAATTTGGTTGCAATCTTGCTCAGTTATATCATCAATATCTATGACCATTAAAAAGAATGTATCTTCAAGCGTTGACCTACTTGGATAATCTGTATAAAAACCTGTTGATATTCGAAGTTTAATGTTTCGTGGTTTTAGTTTCCGTTTGGTAAAGAAAGATAATAAATAATGCAAATAGTGATTGTATAAGATTGGCTTAGGACCTTGGAAAACTTTTTTCTCACCGCTTGCTGTCTCCACAAATAAATAAACATTTGCATAATCTGATTGATACCTCTGGTATTGGTCAAATATCTTAGCTAATAAAATGTTATTGTTTGCAAAAATCGTATCATGGAAATATTCTATCGTTTGACTTAATAATGCATCTGTGATTTCTTGAATTGGATTATCCATAATAGAACTCCTTCATTTACAATCTACAACAACCTGTATAATTATTAGAATTTTTCTTGTTTGTATCATTATAATTATTACCGCCACAAGTGTGACAACCTATATCATCATAATCAATTGATTTTTTATTCAAATTACGCCATATTTGTTGTAACCAACCTTTTAACATTTTCCTCCAATTAACTTTTTTCACTAAAATAATCCAATAATCATAAAAATGATCAGTTTTAAAAAAAGTTATTAATTTCCCCTCTTCTTTTATTTCCCATTTATCCCACATCTTTCTTTCTTTTGCTGTAGGTCTTACTTGATACACTTCATATCTAATTTCTTTAATTTTATCCCCATTAAGTTTTAATTTCACTTTTTCTTTGCTTTTCGCACAAAAATGATTACTTTTATAAATAAATACTTCTTGTGGTATTTTACCAAAACAATTTTGAAAAGCTTCAATACATTCCCGCCGTTTTTTTTCATACAAATCATCTTCTTGTTGTTGATTTCCTAAATAAATTTGCTGAATTAAAACTTCATTCATCATTTAAGCACCCCCTCTTTTTCAATTCTTCAAGCACATCCCCCTTTCGCTTAAGTATCTTCCAAACTTTAGGGTCAATTCCCTTTTTATCAATCAATCTTTGCAAATAAACTTTATCCTCTTGCCCATACCGCCAAACCCTACTCAATGCCTGCTCATATACCCGCCATGCTAAAGGGAGACAAAGAAAGATAATATTCTTATACCTTGTTAAATTAATTCCTTCTGAGATACAGTAGGTTGCTAAGATAGGTTTCTCTCCTTCCTTCAATGCATCTTCTAAATCCCTCTTGTCTTGCCCCGTCAAAAAATAAACATTCTTCCTACTAAGCTTCTTTACTATATGTTGCAATGGCTCAATAAAATAACTAAACACTACAGTCTGTGGGTTATCATTTATAAAATCAATTACATAATCAATCTTATCTTTCAATAAAGCACTCTTCCTATACTCATACATAAATGCTTGTAAGATGTTGTCTCCATCAATTTGTTTATCCTTTTGTTCAATTAAATATCGCTCTGACGAAAAATATTTGTCATCATCTATCAAACTGGGTAATTCAACAATGTCTGCCCGCCTTACAAAATCAACATATGGTAAAACATACCGCTCAATAAATTTGTCCTTTATCCCAGGTAAAAAATCAATAATGTAGTAAAACATCCCATCAATTCGAAAAAATGAATTCTTGTATTGAGTAAATGATAATTGATTAAACGGATGGTCTGGTCGTAAAATTCTTAATTGACTATAGTAATCTTCAGGTTTTTCAAACGGTGTTCCGCTTAACATAACTTTATATGTCTTTGTAAATACTTTCATAACAAGCTTTGTAATCTGGGCTCGGATACTTTTTAACTTATGTGCCTCATCAAAAATAATCAAATTCCAAAACGCTTTCTTCAATATCTTAGGATAATGCAACCGAAAACTATCATAACTCACAATCTCAAAATTATTTAACTTTATACCCCACTTCTCAATTTCTTGATACCAGACCTGCTTAACTGATGCTGGGCACATAATAAGCACATTCCGAAAATTCTCAGCTATCTTCAACGCCGTTAAAGTTTTCCCAGTTCCTGTTTCCCAAGCTAAATAAGAATACCCTTCGAACTTTTCTACAGCTCTTTGTTGATGCGGTAATAACATTACTAATCGCCTTTCATGTCCTCAAGTAAATCATATAACTCTTCAGCAAGCTGTTCTAAATCTAACTTCCCTGTCTCTTCATATCCTTCAAAATGCTCACATATCTTACAATATGCACTAACTAACCATTCATTCAATTTTTTCTTACTCAAATCCTCAGTCGCTTGGTCTAATAAATCAGCTATTATTACACTAAACATTCCACCCTCCTATAAGAAAATTCTCTTTATAGGCTTATATTCAACATATTGTTTCTTAATTTCCTCAGGTATATTGTAAAAGGCTCGTTGATATTCTGTGATTTTAATAATTTTATCACCAATCTTATAAGTCCCTGCATCCCAGTCCTTCAATTCTTCTTTCAATTCTTTTTCTAACTGCTCATACTGTTTAAGTTTCGCTTTGATGGCGTAATAAATTTCAAGTTTCTTCATAAAATCAGGGCTTACTTCTACCGTTCTAACGGTGGCTTTCGCATCTTCAGGATAACATTGACTATAAAATGGGCAAGCTCGGCATAAATCATATTGCTCAATTGCCTTGGGTAAAGTCCCTTTTTGAAGATGTTCTTTAACATGGATAGCTCTTTCAATTATCTCTTCAATAACCGCTTGGTCTTTCTCTACATCAAAGAAATGATCCTCTCCAGTCCTTCTATCAATTACATAGAATACTCCATGCTCTCTTTTAAGCAATAAAATGTAAGCTTGCATCTGGTAATAATACTTTTTTGTCAACTGATTATCATACAAACCAAAACTATCAAGAACCTGTTCATTTGCCGTGCTCTTTATCTCTATGAAATCCCCACTTTCTAATACAATATCTACAACCCCCTTCATATCAAGCTCCTCATCTATCACGGGTAATTGGTAAGCCTTAACGGGGACTACCTTTAACAACCGCTTCAATGCGACTTCTTCAAATTCATTTCCCACATCAAAAAATTTCTTAGCTTGTTTAACTGGTAATGGTGTCTGCCGTAAAAGAACTAATCTTCTTTCACAAGGATGCCATAACTCTGTTGGTGGAGTATGCTTTGGACAATAAGTTTCTTGGTCTTGTAAATTAATAAGCTGTTTCAATTCCTGTGCTTTCATCCTTAGCCTCCTTTATAATTTTTGAATCATATACCAATTGATATAACATTGGCTCAACATCTTTTTGAACATAAGGACCAAACGGAGTAAAATAAACTTGAATACCACGATAAGTCAATCTTTTAATCAATGACCCCGCAAGACGCCTCTGAACCAATTTTGGTAAAAAACTTGCTTTTTCCTTAACCCAATCCTTAATGAACAAATACCTTTGCTTCAAATACTTATACTTCCAAATATTATACCACCATAAAAGTTCACTATTACTCCAATTCTTTACCTCATCCTCTAAATACTCTCTCCACTCATCCCAGTCCAAATAAACAATCCCTTTCATCCGCAACATCTCAGCTCGTGGAACTTTCAAAGCAATAAAACACCCACATCCATAATATTGATACCCTAACAAATATCCTATTTCTAATGCTTTCTTTCTTACATCAATCCAAGACCTACAACCAATCCGTGAATACATTACTTCATTACCTCTTCAATTGTCTTATTCGGTTGCTTATCAAACAATTCCTTTATCACTGTATTTATCACCGCCCCTAAGCATACCTCTGTCGCTCTCTTCATCGCTCTGGTCTCTGCTTTAGTCAATAAATTATGTAAATTATCAATTCCCTTAAGTTCAGCCCGCTCACAAACTCCTACTCCTTCACCTCGTCTTACAATACCATTTGGAAATACAACCTCAAGCTCTACTCGAACTAAGGCATAATCTTCTGTTATTTCTCTTTCAATAATCCTAAAATTATACCCAACAGGCAAACTGCTTAACAGGTTAAGAATTCCATCCCGCTTTATCTCAATAATATCACCAACTTTCGTCTTAATCCTTGCAAAATCAGTTGGTTTGAGCACCTGCTTAGCAACCTGAACAATCTTTTCTGCTGTCGCAAGCTCTTTTCTGTCTTCAATTATTTGAACATCAGTCATTGCATTCCTCCTTTTTGATTTTTTCTAAACATTTGTCAAGCTCAGCTAATAATTCTTCCTTAGTCAATTTTTTCGATATCACATAATATTCAATCGCCTCACTTAACAACGCCCCTACCGCATTCTCTTCTCTTATCTTTAATTCCCATCTCGTATCATCATAGAACAAATAACTTTTAGCCAATTCCGAACCATACACCGCTTCTAAAAACAAACATGTCTTATAAACCCGCTCCCACCCAAACCTATCATCACAATCAATAACTGCATAGAACTTCAAAAATCTCTCCTTCCATTTTTTCACAATTTCCTCAAAATCATTATGCTCTACAACATCATACAAAGTCCTCAATTCATTAAACATTTTTACCCTCCTCATTTATTATTTCCCAAATCGCTTCCTTAATCAAATCTGCAACCGAACGACCAGTCAATTCACTAATCTTAAGCATTTGTTTATAAAGCTCTCTATCCACAGATGAACCAAGCCGTAAAACTTTAGCCTTCCGTTGCCATAATGCATTAACCCCAGTAATCTCATTAGTCAAATATGGTGAATATTTCTCATATGCTTTATCCATCGCCTCATCAATTAAATCTGCTATTGACCAGCCAGTTTTACCTAAAAATTGAGCTATCCGTTGCTGAAGTGCTTCACTTAACCTAAAAACAAAATTCCTTCTATCTTTCAACATACGCTACCTCCTTTATTAAGTTTATTTGCTTTTCCTTTCAACACAGCTTCTCTCCGCTTCTTATCGGGTATAGTCAATTCTTTTCCTACTCCAATCGCCTCATTTTAAGTCAGTTCTTTGCCCTTTCAACTCGTCTCCCATCGAAACGGGTTATTTCCTGTTCTGTTCAGATTACTTCTATTCTATACCCTTTCCAGTCCCTTCCAATCATCTCAAATCCTCTTCGCCTCTCTTCCAGTCAAATCAAATTCCAATCAACTCAACCCCTCTCAATTCCAACTCGTCTCCTTCCCTATCCTAACATCTCCTTACCCCTTCTTTTCTTATCACATTGCCTCCAGTCCTTTCCCCTTCTGGTCCTCTCCCCTCGCATCCATATTTCAAAACGGATCCAATCAGATCCAAGTCTAGTCAACTCGTGACACCTCTTTTCTTATCCGTTTCTACTCAGTGCCCCTCGAGGCGTTTCCCTCTTCAGATCAGCTCATTTCCATTCAAATCCATAAGATCATTTCAAATCAGTTCGACTAATTTCCCTTTCGCATCACCTCCTTTCTTCTCCTTCTTATTTCTTTTTTACCGATATAACTTTTTTCTTTACACCATCAATTAACCTCTCAAACTCCACAACCTTAAACCGCCCATACTTTGCCCCTCTCCAACTGCTTTTACCCCACATCTCCCCTTTTTCAAAAATCTCTAATATTTGCTTATATGTCAATTTTCCACCATAAACCTTCACAATAAACTCCTGTTCCAATGGTAAATCAAGCATCTCCGACCAAACTATCGTAACAATATATTGACCATATGTCCAACTCCTTAATGACCTCGATAACAAACCATCAGGCTCTTTAATCAGCTGTCCATTCCTTTGATAAGGTATCAGAAAATCTTTCTTATAATCACCCGTTTCTTCAACTGGACAAATATCTACATATCTGGATATTTGATTTTTCAATGAGTTCTGAAAATAATGCAATGCAACTTCCTTCATAAAACCTTTAATTTGATAATGGTAATCTGCTAAGTAACCCTCAGGAGTTCTTACAAAAACTTGCAACCTACTCTTTTGTTCCTCTTCACTAATTCTCAACTCTTCCTTTGCCTGAAGATCCGCTTTAATACGCTCTATCTCCTTTTCTATCAACTGCTTTTCCTCTTCGTTCTTTGTCTTCTTTAGTTTCTTCTCAAGCTTCTCAAGCTCTTTCTCTGCCTTTTTTACAATATATTGCTGGGCTAAATCGCTTGCTGGGTTCAATGCTAAAACTGGAGTTAAATAACTAATCTTTACATAAAACTTGTCAATCTGCATAGCACACCTCCTTTATGAAGTTTTATCTAGTTTTTGAAGCAATTCAAAAGGATTTCCTAAAAATGATATATTTTCACAAATAAAAACTAACTCTTTTACTTCAGCTAAATTTGAAAGAATTAATCCATACTTCTGTGCATTATCCCATTTGTTATAAATCTTAACAGTTCCATCGTTATCAAAATGAACCACAAAATTAGGTGTCTGGACATATTTAATTTTAATCTTATCCATTCCCCACCCCTTAGTTTTTTGTTATTATCTCTACCAAGGCTTTATATTGCCCAAGTCTTTTTGCCCAAGTATAACAATTAACCATCGTTCCTATGGTCTTTGAAAATTGCCAATCCAAATCATACCCCACATCTGTGCCCTCTTCTAACAATCTAAACGCCACTTCAATAACCGATTTCCCCTCAACAGTAGGACTAATTTCTTCATCATCGCTCAACTCATCACTACTTACCCTCTTACTCGCTTTCAATGTAAAATCATCTGTCCATATTAACAAATCTGGCTTAAACCCAAATATTTCCTCAAACTTCTGCATAAGTTCTTTTTTTCTTTCTTCTTCTTTTACTGCATTTTTTGTTTTATCAATCATTTGCTTTGCTACCTCTACCGCTTTCATCTTTACCCCTCCTGTAAGTTTTTATCCCCAATTTTTTCATTACCAACTCTTTAACCTTATCCTCTCCTCGCCATTCCCATAATCGCCTGCCTTCGTCAGTAAACAACAGCTCAAATAGTTTGCCTTCTTCAATTGCTTGCTCTACAATCCTTTCAAGACACGCCTCAGGAAATGGATAATAAGCTTTAAACATAAACTTACCTCCTAACCAACCGCTTTATCCTCTGCCATAGTCTTCGCCAAATACCCCGACGCTCAAATTCCTCACGCTTCATAAACACCAACCGACCGTCTTTCCAAAGTGTTAAGTATTTCGGCTCTCTCATAGCTCCACCTCCTCTATATCATAGTTTCCTTTAATGTAGTATCCTTTAAAAAATTTTCGGAAGAAAAGACCCACAAACCGCTCAAATATTCCCATGCTGTTTCAAAATCTCTATCCTCTTCATCTTTCTTTAAATTGCAATAAGAAAAACTCCCATCGACAAAATAAAACCGTATTTCTCTTTCCTTCTCATTTTCAACCAACTCAATAAACTTAACATTCTGTAAATTAATAATCCTTTGACCAATCTTGATTAATACCATCGCTACCCTCCTTATTGATTTTTAACTAAACAACATCTTCTTTAATTCTTCTTTCCTCTCTTCAGGCACTTTTGTTGCTAATTCTTTTACATAATCTAATAGTTTCTCATCTAATTCAACCATCTCTTCATACGACAAAGCACTATAGAACTCGTCACCATCAAAAATAGTAGACAGCCAACTGCCCCAACTCCAACCCCATGACCGCTCAGGAGAACGCATATATCTTTGCAACACCAAATAAGCTCTTTCCTCATCCGATAAACCTAACCAACCCTCATACGGAAGAACATTCAAAACTAACTTCTCAAACCACTCTTCTAAACTAAGTTTTCTAAGCTCAGCCATAGTTAAACCTCCTCTTTGTTTTTTTTTCTTTGCTTATATTATACCACAATTTTTTAATTTGTCAATACCCTTAGCAAATACCATAGTGACTAAACAAATACCTTGAACAATCAACAAACACTCCGCTGGCTCAAATGCTATAGTGCTTAAATTAGAAAACATCAAACGCCCTCATAAACCAATAATTAAACTCTACAAGGTCAATTAGAAAAACCCGAGCCCCAAATGAAGCCCGAGCCTTTAAAAGTGTTTATTTTCTCTTTTTCCATTCTTTAACATATCTACCATAAGAACCTTGAAACATTTCCCTATGCAACCTGTCCGCTTTTTCTTTAAATTCTTCAAGGTTATTTTCGCCATAATTATTTGATATATAGTCCATAACGCTTTGAAAATCAGGTAATAAAACAAACTGTCCGCCCTTCCCCTCTTCGTAAATATCAATGTAAAAATCCCCCTCTTCAGCCGTAAAATGTCGCCCAATTTCAATACTTAAATCCCCTTCTTTAGCAATTAATCTTAATTCCTTTTCAGTTGCAAAGTCCTCAAATCTCATAGCCCGCCCTCCTTTTTGTTTTTTTATATCATAATTTTTAAATTTGTCAATAGCCTTAAACAGCCCGCCAATTAAAGAAGTAAACTGCTTGTATTATCCCACGATACCCATAATAAACTAAAAAAGCCATATCATCTATTAAATACAACTCTTTCAAGTAAGGTTTATCACCAAATAAACTTTCTATAAAGTCTGTAATATCTTTGTTAATCGCAATGTTTTCATCTACATTTATTTTTAACTCAAATTTTGTCTTTTCTCTAAAACTTGTCTTTTTTAAATGATCATGAAACAACGCATACATAAACCCTACTGTTTTATCTACACGAAACCGAAACTCTCCAAATAAGCCAGCTTTTTTTAACAAGTCCTTTTTAACCACCCAACCCTCAAACCATTCCTTCCCTTCATCTATATTCCAACGCCTCGCAAAAACACCAAAAAACCCATCCACAAAACTAACCTTATAAGCATACTTGTTAAAATTCACTGCCTTAGTAAACAATTCTTTAATATCTTGACCCATCGCTTACCCTCCCTTAGTTTGCTTTATATTATACCACAAATTTTTAATTTGTCAATAACTTCATAAGTGCTATAGTGATTAAACCGAAAAATTAACCAACCCCTCAATATAATGCCTGAGTGATTAAGTAAGCTCAGATAGGAATTTTTGAACAGACTGCCTAAAACCATAATAACCAAACCTCTTGACCTAAGAATAAAGAACCCCAGGCATGAACGCCTGGGTCAATTAAGTCATTAATCTTTAAACCCTGTAGATACGGCTAAAATCCCGCTATCATCGACCCAAACAATAGCAGAATAATTTTTATCATTATAATAGATTTTTCTATTTACTTGTTTGTTAATTTGCTTAAAAATGTTTTCTATAAAATCAATATGCAACTTATGTCCTTTAAAAATTTTATTGTTTATTACTGAGATTTCATAAGCAGGAATACCAAACAAATCAATTTCATTTTTCTTTTCAAAGTCTTCTAAATCATAAATAACAGCATCCTTAAAATGATAATCCCAAGCCTCTGAAAATTTTGGATACTCTGAATTAATATATTTTTGATAATCAAGCCCCACCATGTCAAGTAAATCCTTTTTAATAACTAAACGACCCTCAATAGTTAAAAACCCATCATGAGTTAAACCTATTAATGCTTTTTTAGTGCAAAGCTTCCTAAACAACCTCTTCACCATAGCTCGACCTCCCTTAAGTTTTTCTTTTATTATACCATAGTTTTTTAAAATGTCAAGACCCTTATTAATCGCTTTAAAACTCAAGTCCCACATGGATATAATGCCATAGTGATTAAGCAAACCCATATAAAAATTTTCAAACAGACCACCAAACATCATACCGAACCGACCCCTTGACCTCAAAATAAATCAATAATCTTGACCAAACAATATTGGAATTAAACAATAAAGAAACCCAGGGCTTGACCGCCCCAGGTTTGGAATTACTTAAGAAGATTTCTTTTTAGCAAAAGGATCAATAATGATCGCACAAAAAGATTGCTTTTTAACTTGATTAACCGCCTTGTCAAGCTTTTCCTTTACCTCTTGTTTTAATTCTTCATTTGTTTTAACAACCTCTTGAGTTTTAACTTTACTCATAACCTACCCCTTTGGTTTATTTATTCAATCCCATATTCAATTAATTGATCATAAAATTTGTCTGCAAGCTGTGGATTTTCGCTTAATTGATAAAGAAACCGACTTATAAAATCCAATTCAACCGCCCCCGCATTGTCAAGAATTAACTTTAAAGCTTGCAAAATACTTAAAATTTGCTCTCTATCGTAATTCTCAACCCCACCAATACCGTAAGATTTAAGAAACCAACCTAAAGGATCATTTTTACTTAGTTTAATTCTTTGAACCCTTGCCATAATCCCACCTCCTCCTTTTTTAGTTTTTTAATTGACTAATGGATTTTGAATAAACTTAGCTTTCTTTTTAAGAACCAAATAAGCCCGCTCTTCAACTGTTAAATCATCAACCAACCGATCGACTGTAATATCAAAAAAATTACTCAAAAACTCAACCTCTACCCTTGACAACTTGACCCTTGATAAATCCAATTTCCAATAACTACCCTTCAATAAATCCCTTACCTTTTCCATCATCTCAGCACCCCCTCATTATTTTTCTTTTTAGTATAACATACTTTTTAAAATTGTCAAGACCTTACCCGTAAAATTTATAACCAAACCAACCAAATCCATAACCATGCCCATAACCTAACCTATACCCATAACCAAACACATACCTTGACCTATACCCTAACCATCAACCTAATTTAGAATTATTCTAATTTAGTAGGATATATGAGAAGAGATTTTCTCAGATTTTTTTTTTCAATTTTTTCATTTGTGAAAAATTTCACAAATATATTTTCTAAGCAATTTTCATTTTTTACTTTCCTTTTCTCATATATCCCACTACTTTATAACAATTCTAAACAAAGAATAATTCTTTATTACTAACAATTCTAACTCAATTCTTACATAATTTGAAGGACTTCCGAAGCACCGAATTCTTGACCAAATTGTATTATTTATATATTTATATGTTTACCTTGTTTTATTGTTTATATATTTTATTGTTGACCAAAGAACTAATTGTGATTTAATTAACAAATGAACTGGTAAATTTTCCCCACTTTTTCCTTACAAAGCTTAATTTGCTATCTATCCATCTGATATTATGTTATTTTTAATAAAAGTTAAGCTTGTGAATTATTTACCAAAGAATATGATAAATTGACCGACTATTTAACACTGATTTGACCCCTCTTTTTACAAAATTGTACAATTTGTGAATTGCTTACCATACCATAGTTTTAAAATTTGTCATTATTGAATTGTTTACCTAAGAATATGATAATTGACTGGACAAGCGACCGCCTAAAGCCAGAATAAGATTTTTAATTACCAATATAACCATAGTTTTTAGAATTGTCAAGTCCTTAAAATTCCGATTTTTAATCTAATATCTTATTTACTCTTTTCTTTTTTCATTCATTTTTTCATTCTTTCATTTTTTCAAAAATTCTTTTACTTGCTCATGTATCCTATTTAAAACTCTTCTAATCTTAGAATTTTTCTAACCTGGATACCTATCGTCTGAAAAACTTATAACCTAATAACCAAACTAATCTTAGAATTATTCTAAACAGGAAGCAATCAAGATATTCTTATATTCCCCGCTAAATTAATCAACAAATAAACTATTACCTCGATAGAACCATTACAAGATTAGATTAATTATCAATCCGATTTGCGAACCATTATAAAATTAGACTAATTATCAATTTGACTTACGAATGATTACAAAAATAAACCAATTATCAATTTGACTTGCGAATAAATGTTAGGTTGAAAGAATTATTAAATTGAAATTAGAATGATTACATGGTTGGATGAATTTTTAGGTCGGTCGGTGGATGTGAAAAGCCCCAGCGGGGGTGGGTCGCCCTCGTATGTCGTTTATGCAGGGGGAGGTATATAGGTTTGTTCATTGATTTATTAATTGATTTATTCGATGGTAAAGTTGCTGATTATTTATACGGAGTAGTGGGTTTGTTTTTTTTTAGGTCAAATTTTCGGTTTAGGGACTTGATTTTTGGTTTGGTATGGTTTAAGATAGGGTTGTAGGGGGTTAAGTATGGGTCGGGGATTGAATTCGGTTCGTGATGCGTTGGTTTATGAGGTTGATGGGGTTGTGAAGGCGTATATTACGGTGAGTTTTGATGGTGAGGGTAATTTAAGGGAGGTATTTGTGAATGTGGGGAAGGCTGGGACTACGCTTAATTCGATGTTTCAGGCGGTTGGTCGTGTTATTTCGGTTGGGTTGAGGGATAATGCTGGGTTGGTTGATAAATTTATTGATACGTTGAAGGGAGTGGGTGGTGGGGAGTTTTACAGGTGTGGTGAGTTGCGGGGGAAGAGTTTACCAGACATGATAGCGAAGGTTATGGAGGATGCGGTGCGGAGGAGGAGAGGGGATGTTAGGGGAGAAGTGAGGGTTGAAGAGGGAAATGAGAAGAAAGGAATTGAAGGGGGAGTGGAGAGGGTAGAGAGGCGGAAGGTTGGTGATTTATGTCCTGTGTGTGGGGAGTTGGCTGTAGTGAGGATGGGTAATTGTATGCATTGTGAGAATTGTGGATATTCTACATGTTAGGGGGTGTTAGATGGCTCGTAGGGGCAAAAATAAGATTGATGAACCACATGATGGAGATATTAAGGAAGCGATTGATGGGTTTGTGGATGAAATTTTTGATGAGATTAGGGAGGAGTTGAGGGATATATTGACTGAGATAGAGATTTATCAGCGGACATGGATAGTTCCTTGGTTTGTGCAGAGGTTATTGAATGATTTGTATATGAGGTTGGGGTTACTGTTGGATAAACTGGGGAGAAGTATGTAGGTTGATGGATTGGATTTCGTGCTTAATTGTTTCTAAGTCAAGTTTGTGCAGGATGAATAGTAGCAAGTCTTTAGGTTTGATTTGGTAGGTGTCTTGGATGTATTGAAGGATTTCGAGTGCTATTTTAGTGTCTTCGTTGATTGGTTTGAGTTTGGATTGTTCGAGGTTTTGGATGGCTTGAGTTCGTTCGATTAAGTTGACGAGTTTTTCTTTAAATGTGATGATTTGATTAAGGTTCTGAAGAGCGATATTTAGTTCGGCGTCGTCGTAGGCTAATTCTTTGGCACGGATGGCGAAGATGTGTTCGAGGTCTTGGCATGCTTTGAGGAGGGCGATAAGGATTTTAGTATTAAGTAGTTCTGGGTTGATTTTGTCAAGGGTTAGTTGGTTTGTCTGTTGGTTTGATTGTTTGGTCATAGGTTAGTCTCCTTGTTCATTCTTCTTAGGTATGGGCACGCCAGTTAGTTCGGATAGGAGTTTGGGCATGTCGATGTTTTCCATGGATGGATGTTTAGATAGTTTGGAGATGAGGGCGAGGAGTTCATGGATTTTTTGTTGCTGTTCGAGTTGTGCTGGTTGCATGGCTTGGAGTAGTTGAGCTAATTTGTTAACTTCTACTATATCTGGTGGTAGGTCAAGTGTGTAGAGGATTTCGTGGATGAGTTTCTCAATGTTAAGGATGGGTAGGAGGTTCAATTGACCAAAGAGTTCGAGGAGGGACATGATTTTCTCGAGGCGTTCGTTCTTCTGGACAACATTTGTAAAACCACGGATTTTGAATTTAATTTGTGAGAGGACATCGTCTGGGGTAATAGTAGCAAGTATGTTCAATTCTTCAGGTGTAAGGAGTTGCTGTAGATTTGGTGCTTCGTATTTGAGGATGTAGTAAAGCAGTTTGGTAAGGAGTTGGGAAACGAATACAGTTTCTAAGCGTTCGATGAAGATAGCAAGGGTCATTTGGGTTTGTTGTGTCTTGAGGGAAACTTCTTTGGCGGTAACTCTTGAGCGGGATGATGGAAGACCCATGATAAATTCTGTGATTGCGGAAACATTTGTAGCTTCATTCTGAATGAGGTTGCGGATGGGCAAAGCATTAGGGTCAAAGTTTGCAAGTTTGATTGGACGGACGGCTTGAATTTCACCACCACCTCTGGTATAAAAAATCTTCCACGGCTTCAATTCATCAGATAAACTATCCTCTTCAATAACTGTCGTATCAACTTCGAAACCAAGCGTTAAATTAACTAATGCACTGTCTAATATAGCACGGGTTAGAATGGTATCTTGAACATAATATGGATAAACTAAATCGGCATAGGAGACTTGTGTATTAACGCCATAAAGGAATTCGACGACAAAAGGAGTTATTTTATCAGGCATTATTTCAGCGTTGATGATTTTAGTTTTGTTAAGGATTGTGTAGAGATGCGGAGCTATAATATCATTAGGTAGGAAAACAATACCATAGAATTTATCAATGCGAACAACTTTATCATCGTAGACTTTCTGTAAATATGTGAGGACTGAATATTCTGGGTCATCTTGTGGTGCTATATAAGGTTTAAATTGGTCATATGTTAAGTTGTATCTTCGTATGGCTTCGGGTATGGGTAGATATTCGGTAATGCAAACATAATTGAGGTCAGGTGTGATTTTGGAATGTAAAGGATTGATGACTTGTAGGTCTAAGCGTTTGAGGTCTTCGTTGTATGTGATATAGATAAATCCGTAGCCAGATAAAAGACTGTAGAAAAGGACTTTAGATAGGGCATCTTTAACATTGAGGGTTTTGATGTAATGCTGTAAGATTTTGGTTAGGAGGATTTGTAGTTGTTCATTATCGGTGTCAATGGTGAAGAGGTTTTCAAAGGCTTTTTCAAGGAAAGAGCGTAGGTAGAAGTAGGCAAAGAAGATTTTTTGATAGAACATTGAAGAGAGGAATTTAGATTGCCATTCGTATGGTGGATCTGGGATATTAGTTTCGCCATTTAATTCTTGCATATATCTGATTAGTGATGTGAGCCTGCGGGAATAAGCACTTTCAACAGATAACAATTGACCTAACACATAGCTTTCTATATCAGGGTAGTTGTAAATTTGATTATTGACTGATAAAATCATATACGACCTCTTGTAAAAGTTTGTTAATTTATTATAATACAAGCAGAGGGTTTTGCAAGCATGTTATATACTAAATATCGAAAGATAAGAAAGGCTGAGATAACTGGAACTTGGGGAGATTTTGATACATGGGAAGATTTTGGTAATACTTGGGGTGAATGGGAATATGAATGGCAAAGTTATACATTTGCTTGGTTAAAGGTTCCGCATGAAATTACAAATGCGTTTAAAAAAGTAGATTGGATAGGTTATGAAGGGTTAAAAAAGTATTTAGGGAAATTATTACCTGAGAGTTTCTATAGGCGATGGGGTTGGTTTAAGTGGGATGAAATTTTTAAGGAGAAAATTTTTGCTGTAGTTTTGGATTTTCCATTTAACGAGCCAATAATTGTTCATCAGGTCAATTTAGCAACATATCTAAAAATGAAAGAATTGATTGAAATATTATTTCCAGTAGCGACGCAGATTAATATGTCTACATCAACAAAAGATAATTTTATAGGATTGATTTTAAGTGGAATAGGTTGTCAAGTTGATGGTCAATTTGATTTTACTTGCCAGATTGATAGTTATAGATGGGGTTATATTGATACTTGGGGAGATTTCCCAAATGACCAATGGGGTCCATCATGGTTAACAACATAAATGGTAATTGTGTGTCTGTGAATATAAGAAAGGATGAACTTTTATTTGAAACTCCGATTATAGTAGACACAATTAATGTAGCTGGTTATGTGTATGAATTAACTGATTGTGTAACAAGTGATAAATGTATTGGTGTTTATGATAGAGCTGGGCAACGGGTTGTGTATATTGATATTAGTAGTAAGCAAGTGTTTGAGCATACGGGATATAATGATGTGGTTGGGCTGGTAGCGTATAAAGATAGTTTGTTTGTTATTCGGAATAGTGCAATAGATAAAATAAATGGAGAAACAAAGGTAAGCAAAGATTATGTGGGTCGTAATTTCATTGGTGTAGCTCTGTATAATCCATTTTCTATTTTACTTCTTGAATACACAGATGTTCCGACAGTTCAATTTTATAGTTTACAAGAGCTTCTTGAATTAAGTGATTTGATACCGACTACATTCATGAGTGTCTACATACCTACAAGCTTTTATGATTATCACAATTTACTTGTTAAAGATGGACTAATTTGGGTAAGAGGTCAGAATGGATTGGTTGGATTAAGTTTGCAGATGGTTGGTAATGCGGGGATATTGTTTAATATTGAAGCGTTTTATAATTCGTTTAGGGAGGTATTTAAAGATAAGCAATTAGACAGGTGGCATTTTAGGAAGTGTTTTAATCATAAGGTTTTTATGTTCAGTCATGAGGAGACTGGGCGGTTTATGTTTTTGGTTGATGATGATGTATATTTTGGGGATTTAGTAATTTTTGTTGATAGGGAATGGTTTTTTGATGTATCTGAGAAAGTGTTTTATAGGTATCAATTTACTGATGAGCCAACGACTTATTATTATGACAAATGTTATGTTAATTTATTGTTTGATTTTGACTATTTACAAAAGTTCCATGGGTTTTATTATGATGTGAAGAAATGTAGGGAGCGTTATATTATGTTTAATGTTATTGCAAATTATCGAGGAGATGAGCGATCTTTAGCGTTTAACTTACCTCTTGACGAACATAATTTTAGATGTAATTTATATGGAGAGGAGTTCAGTTTAATATGGTATTTACCAATTGCAACCAAGATGAAAATTGCAAAAATAAACTTTAACGAGGTGGCGAAATGAGAATAACATATAGAACTGGTGCTGATTTAATTGCTCAAGCGTTCAATGGAACACAAATTGGCTTATTTGATGTAAACCAAAATGAACTATCTGGTGGTGGATATAGTAGGCAGAATTTCCCAGGGTTTACTTATTTAAATGAAGATGCGAATAATTTTTATTATGTGAATGCAAATACAATTATGTTTCCTGCAGCGACTGCAAATTGGTCAGATGTGTATTATATTGGATTGATTTCAAATAATCAAGTTGCTTTATTAGTATCTTTACCAAATCCAGCGACTATTAGGACAGGACAACAATTAATATTTTTAGCAGGAATGATTGAATTTCAGATACCTAAACAGATAAGTTAATGGAGGGGTAAATAATGGCATATGTTAAAAATCCAATAACTTACCCAACTGGTAAAGTAAGCGAAGATACAGCGAAAATAAATACAAATTTTTCAATTTTAGCAGATGCGTTTTATAATTCTGATCCTGAGAATAGTCCGATTTATCGAGCTTGTTATGTAGGAATTACAGCACCATTAAATCCAAAAATAGGTCAAATATGGGTTGATACATCAGTTGCTCCACCAGTTATAAAAGTTTATAATGGAACAAATTGGTTAGAAGTTAAACCTGCAAGTGTAGATGAACCATCAACTCCTTATGTAGGTCAATTTTGGTTTGATACAACTATTTTACCTCCAGTTTTAAAAATTTATGACGGGGCAAATTGGCAAGTAGTCAATGCTCCATATGAAGGAAATACTGCACCATCAAGTCCATATATAGGTCAATTTTGGTTTGATACATCAGTTAATCCACCAATTTTAAAAATATACGATGGAACAAATTGGCAATCGAATGTAAGTTATGCAAATTATGCAAGTAATGCAAATAACGCCAATTATGCAAATAATGCTGACAAATTAGATGGACAAGATGGGAGTTATTATCTAAATAGAGCAAATCATACAGGGACACAGGCACCGAGCACAATAAGTCCTCAGGGTAGTGGTAGTGGATTAGATGCTGATACAGTAGACGGGTTTCATGCGAGCCAAACACCTGGTCCGAATGTGATAGTGCCTCTTGATCCGAATGGGATTTTGGATTTGAGTACGACCTATGTGAAGAGTAATGTGTATAGTTTTAGGAGAGTTGATTTGACTAATGCAACGAGTGATTATTTGTTACAGGTTGGAGAAGAAGCTATAATTTATTTTGATACTACTAAGAGTACAACGAAAAATTTAAGAATAGCTACGCAAGGTGGGTTATATTTAATAGTTATTCAAGTGCCGTATAATACTAGTATTAATAATTCCAATTGTGCTTTATACCCTAACAATCAAACTTATACAAATGCTATAACAGAGCTTGCTACGTGGGCAGATGAAGGAGGTTCTGGTGTAGCAGTTTCGTCAAGTTCAAAATCTGCTTTTGATTTAAATAGAATGATAGAAGGAGGGTTACACGTATATTACGTATCAACATATACAATAGGTAAATTTATGATAAGTTGGGGGGCAACTGTGGGTAGTGTTAGCTATGGTAGACTTTATTATTATGTTCAAAGATGGAATGATACGACGACAGCTTGGACAAGTTTGGGGACAATAGATACTGCTGGTAGTTCTAATGGAACTCTAACGATTTTGGTGAGGAGGTTAGTGTAATGAAGGTATGGGCTTATATACATCCAGAATTGAAGACGCTTTGCTGTGCGTTATTACCTGAAAGTGTTCCTGTAGGAGTTGAGGCGGTTGAGCTTGAGGTAGAGACGCCTGATGATGTGATTTATGACGGGATGCAGATACGGGTAAAGACAGAGGAAGAGAAGTTTCAAGAGGAGAAGCAGAAAAAGTTAGTTGAATTGAAGAGGTATGTAGCGGGGTTGCTTGCAACGACAGATTACATTATTACGAAGATAGCGGAGGCACAGGTGAGAGGGGAGGTAGAGAATGTAGAGGCGTTAAAGCAGAAGTATGCGGTTCAGTTGCAGGAGAGGGAAGAGATAAGGGAATGGAATGAGCAGATGAAGAAGACTATACAGGATGCACAGAATTTAGGGGAGTTGAGGGGGATAGTGATTGAGTATAAGAGATAGGTTGTTGAGGATTTGGAATAGTAAATGGAACCCGTTTGGGAATTTTGACGAGCCGATACCGCCTGAGTGGTGTTTTGAGAAGTATGGCAAGGTGAAGGCGTATTTGTATTGGTATTTTATTAGGAACCCTCTTCATAATTTTGACCGTTATTGGGTAGGGACGGGCAATTATCCAGCTGAGTGGAAGGTGTGGCATAGCAGACGGAGTTGGAATTTGATTTTGCCGTTCTTTAGCTACAAAGGGAAAAGGGTAGAGTTTTATATTGGTTGGAGACCGAAGACGCTTGATAATGGGGATATGGTTCAGATGTTGGGGTTTGCGTTAAGGAGGAGAAAAGATGCCTAAACAATTAGAAGATTGTGTGAAGCAGGTAATGCGAAAAGGACATACAAAATCTGAGGCATATGCGATATGAGCAAAATCCACTGGCTGGGTCAGGGGACCTGGCGGTAAGTGGGTTAAGAAAAAGAAAAGGAGGAAGAAGTGAACCCAGAGACAATAGTTTATTTATTGCTTGCTGGGTGTGTTGGTATATTGTTTAAAATAGTTTGGGATTGGTTGGTGGGGCTAAAGAGCCCAAATGGTGTAAGAGAAGTTTGTAAGCAGAGAATGGATATGTTTGATGATGAGATTTGTAGGTTGTATGAAAGATTAGAAAAAATTGAAGAGAAATTAGAAACAACATTAGATAAAATTAATAAAAAGATAGATGAGAAATTTGAGCTGTTGATTAAAATGTTAACACAAGAGCGTTCTTAGGAGGATATAGATGAACAAATATTTACAGCAATTTGGTTGGCATTGGATAATAATAGGTTTGGGATTGGTGTTTTTTATTACGGGGTTAATTGGTTTATTTTATGAGCCGTTTCAATTTGTGTTTAAGAAAGTGTTTCTTTTGTCTTTGTGGTATGTTTTTGCTTATTTGGTTAGGTTGACGAGAATAGGGCATATAGATTGGGAAGATGAGTGGGCTAAGAGGATATACTATCTCGTTATTTTGCTCAGTAGTTCTTGGATTGTTGCAAGTGGCTAATGCCTCGGAATGTTATAAGTTGATACCTAAAGCGAGGCAAGCCTCAGAGTTTGTGTTAGGTTTAAACTATCCCTATTGGTATAATGTAGGACAAATAGAAACAGAGACTAATTGCATATGGCGGACTTCTTTAGATGGATGGGGTTCAGTAGGTTATGCTCAATTGACGGAGCGATTTTTGCCTTGGTTAAACGAGAAGTTTCCTAATTGGAAGGTAAAAGGGCACATAGACCATTTTATGGCTCAAGCGTATTTGATTAAGCAGTTGATAGGTCAAGTAAGTTGCAGGAGGCTTTGGTGTGTTTATCAATGCTATAATCGGTCATGTTGGAAAGTAAATAGGGAAGCAGTGCAAGCAGGTTGTGTATGGGAGAGGGCATTTGAGTTATGTAATGAGAAGTTTGCAGAAAATATTTGTGTATGGAAGCGGGCAGGGCAATGTTTGCAGTGGCGGACAAGTTGCGATATCAATTACAATTATGGATATAAAATTTGGAAAAATGGGATAAAGTATCGAGATGGGGTTATCGAGCGTGCTTACAGTTATTGGTAGGCGATTGTTTTGGATTTTATTGGTAGTAATTTTATTTGGGGTTATTATAGGGTTGATTATACATACAAGGAAGCAAGAAACTGTTTTTACTCAAGCAATCAGACAGCAAGAGCAGATGATTAAACTGAAAGAAGAACAGATACAGCAATTACAGGAGCAATTAGAAAGTTTGCAAAAAGAGCAAGTTTTGAGAGAAAAAAAGATAACAACGCTAAAAAAGCAAAAAGAGCAAATACAGAAGCCAAAGTCAGCTGAAGAGGTGATAAAGGAATTTAAGGAGCTTGGTTATGATGCGGTTGTTAGGTAGTTTGTTAGTGTGTTTATTTTTAGCAAGCCAAGCGTATGCGGTTGATGTTTGTTTACCTGAAGAACAGGCTAAGCAGGTAGTAGTAGAATTAAAGCAGAAGAGGGTTTTAGAGCAAGAGGTTAAAGAATATGAGGCTTTAATTGAAAATTTAAAGAAGCAGAATGAAATCTTAAAGGAACAAAATCAGTTATTGAAAGAGCAGATAGAAATTTTTAAAAATCAGAGACAATTGTATGATACAGCATTGAAAGAGTGTGAAAAGAAACAAATGCTTACTTGGATTGAAAAAGGCAAATATTTAGGTATTGGTATCTTGCTTGGCATATTAATTGGAGTGTTTAAGTAAATGTTTATCATAGCACCGTTAAAGGAAGCGACCAATTTAATCAATGGAGCGTATAGTGGACTAATTAGTAAAGTTCTTCCTACACAAGTTTATAAGTATGGGTATTTGATTTATAATATTAATGGGTCAGCAACTATAACAGTTAAAGTATCGACGGACAATGTAAACTGGTTGCAAGTTTATTCTCAAACGCTTAGTAATGTGTCAGGTTCACAAACCATAGAATTGGTAGGTCTATTTGTTAAGATAGAGATTGATGCTAATGTAAGTGCAGGAAGTTTTATATCGTTTGTTAGGTCATCAATCTAAGTCAAGGATTTCGAGCATTTTTTGGAAGTTTTCGTAGTTTTCTTTCAAGGTATCGTATCCGATTTTTAAGTTTGGGGCTATGATTGTTTCTTCAATTTTTTTGACTTGTTCTTCAAGTTCTTCATAATCCACCAAGTAATTTGAGTATAGAACGATGCATCCAACTGTAGGATAGCCCTTAATAGCGTAGAATGTAAGGTCTTTTTGCACTTTGGGTTTATAATAAGTTTGTAGAGCAATGAAGTTTTCAAAGATGTATCTATCCTTAAAAGTAATTGGCACAAAGGTTTGTTCGGCTAATGGTAAAGATATTGGTATAACATAGATGTATTCAGCTTTTGGAATGAGCGGGGTATTGTTTCGGATGGCTTGATAGATATTAGAATAGAATTTCAAATAAGCGGTGCCTAAAGGTAGGGCAAGTCTCATGCAAATATCAATTAAGTAAGGTTCGGTTTCTCCTTTGACTTTAATTTCTTCGGTTGAGAAGAAGCCTATATACTTCATTTGTTGTAAAAGGGTATCACACATTCTAAGATTAAGAGCCCATGGTTTCATTAACACATCTTCTTTTCTTTTGATAACCTTAGCAATGTAAGAATTTTTGCTTTGTTCAATTCCTATAGTAAAGGGTGGTTCAATACCATTCCCGAGGCATAGGCAATCAATTCCAAATTCAATTTCAATATCTGATAGTATTTCTTCTTGATAGTAATCGATATCTTTAGCGAATTGTCCAGCTGTTTGGATGAGTTTCTGTTTATAAAATTCAAGTTCGTATTGGTTCCTAATGATTGCACTTTCAAAGGAGTTTCTATAGATTGGATCAACTTTGGTTATTGCGGGGAAATTTAAATGTTCAAAGCTTACTACACGATAACGAGGAACTTTAGGCATTAATTGTTTTTGGAACAAACGATTATTTTCAAGCCGAGCTTCAACACCAGCACCGAAGACATCAATTTTTAATTGCTTAAATAATTCGATAAGGAAACCAAAGTAGCAATCAAGTGTTATGACTTTATCAATCTTGCTAAAAATTTCTGGTGGTAAATCGGTTAGTATTTGAACATTTTGTATATTTCTACCAAAGGCAAGGTCTTCCATATCTGGGAATGCACTAATAAAATCAGCAAATAAATAAACCTCTTCATGTTTGGCAAATTCTTCAATATATCCACAATCCATTCCAGTTGTTAACCACAGAACAGCCATTATGCTACCCCTTCATAAAAGAATTTAACCCCTTGCTTATAATCCTCAATCAATAAATCTGCATATGGAGTTAGCTCATCTTGAATGACCCCAAATTTGCGTAAAAGATTGATGATATAATTATACTCGAAATAATTCAACCGACCAAAGCCAAGGTAGTATGTTTTATTACCATCTCGTAATTTAAATGAGAGGCAGAAGGGTTTATGTGGGTCTTGTAGTATTTCTAATCGATGTTTGTTATCTCGGATGAATTCAGCAATGGCTAAAAGGTAATCTTCATTATCAGATCGTAGAACTATTACATCACCTTCTTTTATGCCAATAATCATGTTTTTGTATTTAAGTAGGGCTCGTTTTTGATTGATATTATGGAAATCGGACGTTTCTACTAATTCAGGTATTGATGTAGCGGGAATAATTTTTCTATCCATCTTTTTAATAATATACTTGTTTTTGCGAGAAGTCAAGTTATAATTTAACTCAAAATGCTACAATTAGCACTTTCACCAATTCAGGAAAAAATCTGGGAATTATTTTTCAATTCGGATTATCGGTGGATTGTATCGGTTGGTGGTAAAGGTTCTGGTAAAACACAGCTTGCTATTTTTATTCTGTATGAATTGTTAACTAATGAAAAGTATCGTGGGTCTCGTATTCTTATTGCTCGTGAAAGTTTAAGGGACTTGCGGAATACCTTAGTTGCAGGACTTGAGCGATTGTTAGCAGAAAATCCATATTTGAAGTCTCTCATCACAACGAATTTAAATTTGCAAGTAATAAGAAATGAAGCGACAGATGTAGAAATTTACTATTTATCTCTCAATGAAAAGAATGCTCAATATAAGTCTGTGTTATCTTATGAATTCAATGTGATAATTATTGATGAGGTTGATAGGATAAGTAGGGAAGCGTTTGTTGAAGTAAGCGAGCGTTATAGGTTGGTGCATGAATTTTCTAAGGGTATGTTGATACTTAATCCGTGTTCGCAGGAGCATTGGTTGTATAAAGAATTTGTAGAGAAAAACCGTGAGGATACTTATATTATTCGGTCATCTACTTATGACAATTATTTGATAACTCGGGTTAGCAAGAAAGAATGGGAAGAGATGATACCATATAGTTATGGTGGGAAAGAGTATTTTGTAAGCAATAACATTAGGTATGAGAAACTTTATGAGATAGGGGATATGGTGATTGCTAAGCGGTTTAATGTGTCTCATTCTTTCATAACTGAGATGGAGATGAAACCTTTAGGTTATAGGAAAATTATGCTTGATGGTGAGTGGGGAGCGTTTGATTATGGTGGTGGTTTATTTGATGATGTATTTGATGAGCAAAACATTATTACGATTGATAACCGATTGATTGACATAACATTTGATTATACACTTTATTGTGGAGTTGATTTTGGGATTAGGCATTCGGCATATGCATTGGTAGGGGTTGATTATTTAGGTAGGATTGTAATTTTAGATGATTATATTTCGGATAACCAACCATTGAAGGTGTTTATTGAGTATATGTTAGAGCGATTTAAGAAGAAGTTTAATATTAAGCGACCACAGATAATAACTTATGTAGGAGATATTGCAGGAAAGAATAGAGAAATATATGATGGATATGATTTGTTTACTAAGTTAAGAAAAGATTATGGACTTGTTTTTCGTGGAAATCGTGTAAGAATAGTTGAGAGCATAGCCATGATAAAAGACTTATTAGAAAAGAAGAAGTTATTAGTTAGCGACCAAGCTCACAGATCATTGGAAGGATTTTTAGGAAAGTTTCAAGCGGATCATCATGGCAATTATAAGAAAGATGGATTTTATGAGCATTTGCTTGATGCGATAAGATATGTTATAGTAGAAATATATAAACAAAGTAAGCCACAGAAGAGTAGATACTTGAAGACACCATCTTATGCATTCCCTACCAGTTATTTTTAAATTGAGTTTACCAAGGAATAAAATATTCCGTATTGAGAAAGATATAAATAACTTTTTGAAGAAGTTTGTCTTTATCAAAGCATTTAAATTATATTGTCCTGTGATAAGGGGGTTACCTGATTTTTTAGTTGTGAAAGCAAAGTATGATTTACCAAGTGGATTTTATGAGGTAAAAAATTGGAATAATGGTTTAAGTGAGTATCAAATTAATATGTTGAATGTATTGAGTATGGCTTTTAATTGTGTAGTTGTGCAGTATAATAAGAAGGAGCATTGTTTATATTTTTATGAGTGGATACCTCTTGACAAAGAAAATGAATTGATGTATAATATGACATAAGGAGGAAGAGATGGATCTGACCAAACTTTTTGAATGGTTAAAAGAACCTGTTAAGCTTGACAACCAAGAAACAAATGAAATACAAGAACAAACAGAACCGCCAATACAAGAACAAGAGGAGCAACAATTACAACAACAACCACAGCAACAAATGCAAAGTCAACCAGAACAAAAATTTACACAAGCAAATCAATCACCATTCCCAGGGGCAGAATATTTGACTAATGCAGATTTACATGATATAGCAGTTGGTAGGCAAAGATTTGTAGCTAAGTATGCTAATTTTGAGAATTTGAATAGTTTACTACAGACAATTGAACCTATTGCTTATCGGCAGTATGTATTAGATGTTCAAGCGGGTAGGAGACAAGGGGACTATTACACATATCTTGAACGGGCAAAAGATTTAACACTTGAAGCAACAAAGACATTAGCAGACCAATTAAGAAGACTACAACAGTATAATCCATATTACATACCAAACAAACAGCAAGGCAAACGACCTTATACAGTAAGGGATTTGATGAGGGATTACAAGAAAGCATTACCTTATATAACGACAAAGTATCACATGATTTACCATATGGATGACCAGACCGTTGACAGGGGTAGATTAGATTTATCTACTCCAAGCGGTCTACCAATAGAAAAACAATAATAAGGAGGGATGAACCATGGCTGATTTCTTTTGGGGAGATTTAGGGGCTGAAGGAGGCAATATATCGGCAGCCAACTTTTATGATACAACAGATGCAAGAGCTGTTATAAGAACTGAATTATCCAAGGATTTATGGAAGATTACTTTTGCTTATTCAAACTTTAGGCGATATGTTGATAAAATTACTGGATTTTCTGAGAAGATGTCTGATAAGTTTATGGTGCCTAAAGACCTCTTTAGACCTGAGGATGCATTGTGGGATGAAGTAGGAGAATTTGATGCTTTACCTGATTTTAATCTCAATTTTGGTAGGTTCTTAATTCAAATAGCTGAGAGAGGTAAACAGTTCAAGCATACTGAAAGGGCTGATTTATTCTCATTTGTAGATATTGAAGGGCTTGCAAGGGAGAAGTTTAGTCAAATTGGTGTAGCATCGATTGAAAGAGACTTGTTAATGAATGCATTTGTTTACTTAGATGTTCTTGGAATTGCTCAATCTGGTGGTGATGTATACTATGAGACAGGTAAGACTTTAGCATCCACCAAACAATTTATGAGAGATGTTGATGGCATATTTACTCCAATAACAATTACTCAGGTAACTTATGATACAACTAACCATACTATTGATGGCAAGACACCTTCCAATTTAACAATGTCTCATATTCTTAGGTTTGCTCAGATTTTACACGACCTAAATGTTCCTTCCTATACAGGAGATGGTTATGGGACTTATTTAGTAATAATTAACAAGCAAGCTGAGAATAGGCTTTTGACTGATCCAGTATTCTTCCAAGCTGTTACTTATTCTGGTGATGTTGAGAAACTTTATAAGGGATATATTGGTTCTTTCTATGGTCAGGAGTTTGTAAGGGATGAGGGTAAGTATATTGACAAGTTTGTTTGCTCAATAAATCCTGAATTACAGGGCAAGGCAATTTGTATCTTTTTAGGTAAGCAACCAGTGGTTGAAGCTGTGATTAGACCTGAAGCTGTTTATGAAGAGAGACCTATGGACTATGGTAGGTATAAAGGAATGGCTATTAGGACTTACAGAGGAGAGAGCCCGACTTGGTTTAGTGCTGAAGGTCAGCCTGTAGGTGGTATTTTGGTTGCTGCTTAATGATTAATCCAATGAGCAAACAATGTGGACATCTAATGATGAATACATTCAACACATCTTAAAATTTGCGGGGGTTCCATATGAGGAACCCCTTTCACTTTCTACTTTCTATAATTCAGTTTACAAACCACTTTTTCAAGAAGCTCTTTTAGAGATACAGAAGTTTATTAATTTTTCCTTCATGCGGAAGGAAGGGGAGTTTGTTTTATCGGCTGGTAAATCGTCTATTAATCTTAATTTATCAAATATCAAATTTATTCAAGCAATTTTCCCTAAAGGTAGCAATAAAGTATTAGAGGGATTTGAGTATGCAAAGTATGCAGGGACATTATTAGTAGGAAACCCGACGGCTTATTATTTTGATGACAATACAATGACAATTTATTTTAATGCTACACCGATTGAAGATGTTGTTTACCGAGTGATTTATTATGAGTATGATTTAAATAGTGACCCACATCCTGTATTGAATGAGGCACCTGAAGTGTTGAAATATTTATATCTTGCTAAACTTTATTTGCATTTAGGGGAATATGATAAATATGAGAATGCCTACCAAAAGTATATAGCGTTGTGTAAATTAGAAGATGGGTTGGAGAAAATAAAGAAAACAAGGACAACATTGTTAAAATTGAAGCATGGATATGAGGGTTGGTGGTAGATTGAGAAATTATATAACGAAGGAAGAGCTTGATAAATTTTTTGCTAAATCTGGGTATGATAGGATTTATATAACGAATTTAGTAGCAACGGATTGGGGGTTTGCGAGTTGGGATGTAAGTAATGATGGATATTTATTTGTTATGTCTTGTTATGGGGATGCTAAGTTATGGAAAGAGTTTTTTATTAATTTAGCAAAGCAATTGAATTTAAAAGGAGTAAAATTTCTTACTAAGAGAAATCCTGAGGCATGGGAAAGATTGGTTAATGGTTTTGTTTTAGATGAATATGTGTTAAAATATGATATAACGGAGGAATAAAATGGGTGGTGTTGTAGATGCAATTTTTGGTGGCGGAGATAATGAAACCACCGTAACATATGAAACTCCATCTCAGGTAGCTTGGCTTGCGGAACAAATTGTTAATGAACTACAAGCTTTAAGACCTCTTGCTGAGCAAGCTGTTCCTGGTGTTCAAAGTGCTATACAACAATTTATACAGCAATATCAAGATTGGTTAGCACGAAGTCCTGAGTTTTTTGAAGAGGCACGAAGAAACATAGGAGAGCTTGCTACACAAACAAGGCAACAATTACAAGATGTATTTGAAGGTTTAACAGAAAAAGCAGGTAGATTTTGGGATGAAGCAAGGCAAACTTTATTAACAGACATTCAAGAAGCTGAAGAAAAAATCCCACAAATTTATGAACAAGCAAGAACACGAACTAAAGAATTAACACAGGAAGTTTTACAGGATGCATTAAGAAATACAATCAGAAAATTAGCATTACAAGGACTTGTAAGTCAAACTGCGGGCACTCAAGCAATGGCTGAACAATTTAGACAATATGAATATGAACCATTACAAAGATTAATTGAAGCTGAAACTGGAGCAAAACAAAGATTACAAGAACAAGCTTTAGGATATAAGACTGATATAGGAGAAAAGAAAGCTGGTGCTCAAGAAAAAATATTAAGTGATTATGTAAGCAATGTTGCTAAAACATTACAAAGTGCAATGACATTACAAGCTGGGGTAACTGGGCAACAATTACAGCATCAATTATCTTTACCAGATATTTATCGAGCAATTATGCAAGCACAACAACAATATGCACTTACTCCGTTTGAATTGAGGCGTTCTGTCCTTGGAACATTAACGGGTTCGGCGGGGACATTACAATCATTATCCCCTGCGAATGCTACTCAATCAACAAGTGGTGGTGTTAATCCAGTTCTTGGTGGATTGGTAGGGACGGCGGGAACTTTAGGTTTATTTAAGTTATTTGGTATTATTTAAGGGGGTAAGTAATGGCAGAAATGCAGGCTTTAGATCCTTTATCCTTACTTATGTTAATTAATGCTCAAATGTTTGGGAGAAACCCTTGGGATACGACTACAGAAAGACCTACTACAAAAGACTTAGCAACTTTATCGGCTCAGAGGAAAAGTCCTTATGGTAAAGTAACAATTAAGCAACCTAAGATGACTTGGAGTGATTTTATTCAGGCAGTAATTTTACCGATGGTATCGGATTTATTTACAGCAAGAGAATTGAAGAAGCCTATATTGGATGATAGAACAATAGATAGGTTAAAGAAAAATGTTCCTGATATAGATAAGTATGTGCAGAAGGATGAAAAGACAGGTCAGTATAAGTTTACAAATATAGATGAGGCACCACAGACTGTAAAAGAGGTGTATAACAAAATTAAAGAAATTGAAGAAGCGAGGCAAAAGATATTGAGTAATCCGAAGAATTTTTTAAGACCAGGGACTTTATCTTTAATAATGCAAAATCCTAACATAGCAAGCACTTTATTTGATGTATCAGGACAGATTGAGCAAAGCGTTAAAGCAGGGAAGAAAAAAGAAACAATGAAAACCATAATGTCTAAAGCATTACAAAATTTAGGAATAAAACAAGAAGATTTAGAAGGATTAGATTGGGAAGATTTGCAATCATTAATGCCATTTATTCTTACAAGTATATTTAGCAATCTTACTCCAACAATTACAACAGAAACAGGAGCAAAGAAATGAGCAATTTAATAAATGATCCTTGGGATTATTTTATAGAAAATGCAATACCTTATCAAGGTAAGGTTGAAAAACAACAACAGTCTACTCAGCAAACTCAATCACAAACTAAACCAAAAACTAAACCAAAATCAAAACAAACTGCTACAAGTCAACAATCATTAAAGCAAGATTTATTCAATGAAATTAAAGCTCTTATTACAGGTCAAAAAAGCCCACAAGAAAGCAAATTGTTCGAGGATATAAATAAAGAACGGGAACAGGTAGAAAAAGATTTACAAAGTGTCAGACAAGAATATAATGTTAAAATGAAAGAGCTTGCTGAGTTTACTAATAAATTTAATGATGCACATAGTAAGATGATTGGTTTATTTGCGTTGATGTTAGGAAAGAGTGATTTAGCAAAGCATACAAATGAGCATTTATTTGATAAGATGAGAGAGTTGGTGTTGCATTATCCTGTTGATGTGGTTCCATTGGCAATGAGGAGTTTGATTACGGGTTATTTTGCGGGGAAGCAAGCTGGTATAGATACAGATGGTATGAGTGTAGGTGAATTAATAACGATGGGGGAAAATCCTGAAATTGTATCAAAATTATCTCCAAAGAGTTTGGAATTCTTAGGTCAATTGATAGATGCGATGCCACAAATTTTCCAAATGAAAGTTGCACCATATAAAATTATGTTAGACAAATTACAGAATGAAGCGAAAATTTTGGAACAAAGACAAACACATTCGGAAAATATGTTAAACAAATTATTACAACTTGAACAAATACGATTAGGAAAATTAACAGCTGTAGCGAATGTTTTATCGTTATTCGAGTATAGAGAAGGGCAAATACAAGTAAAAAAAGAAAAATTAGCATTAGACAAAGAAAAAGAAAAACAAAAAACAAGTAATTTCTTAACACCAAAAGATATCAAAATACTACCAAACCTTTAACCATGGGGCTAACTGATATAATTCACGATTTACGAATTAAGTTATTCGGTTATAATGAAGATGATATACATCAATTCATTGCATATCCAAAGAAATCGGAGCTAAGCAAACTTCTAAAGGACAAGCGGTCAAGAGAGCAATTCTTTTCTACTGTTAGCCAATTAGCTCAAAAGAAAGGAATGGATCCAAATGTAGTATCACAAGCGGTATCAAGGTATATCTTACAAAAAGCAAAGGATAATGATTTAATAAAATCAGAAATTCTTACGACACCTCGTTTGCAGGATTATGAAATGATTATAGGACTTGATGAGTTGGGAAGATATGCGTTTGGTGAAAAGGACCCTGGGATGGGATTTGTTCGTGTTATTGATGTCGCAAATGTTGGTAAAAAGATGCGAAAGGAAGAGCATGATAAATTTGTCGCTAATGTAAGGAATACAATATACATGGCATATCAAGTTCACAAGACCATTGAACGGATAGATAAAGCGTTAGATGTAGCAAGTGATTTATCATTAGTTTTTGGATTAGGTGGATTAGCAACGAAAGGAGCATTATGGTTAGGTAAGAGAGTATTAAAGGATGTAGCTAAAGAGACATTAGGGAAATCATTACTTGTTAAAGTTGCGAATGAAGTTGCATCGCTTGGGATTAAGGCTGGGGATATTGCATTTGCTGGAAGTGAGCTTGGTAAAGCGACATTAAACACGGTAGCAAAGGGGTTACCGTTATCACATTCATTAGATCATTTGGTATTTGGTGGTGGTTCTTTAGTTGGATTTTTAGGGTCAAGAACAAAGAAAGCAAAAGAAGCTATTCAGAAGATTGAAGGGACACCATATACAACGATTGATGATATTAAAAGAACGATAGTCGAAAAACAACTTCCTATCAATGGATATGCTTTAAATCTTACAGCAGATGAAGCATCTAAAATGTTTGTTGCAAAAATAAGAAGTTATGTTGAGGATAGAGCTGGTAAGAAATTGTCTTTAGAAAATTTAAAGAATTTTAATGTTATAGCGATACAATTGTTGGAACAGTTCCAAAATCAATGGGAAATTAACCCATTACTTGTATCAAAGGCTTTTCTTGAGCCACATAAATATGTGCATGAAATTCATGAAACATATGATGTGATAAAAAACTTTATAGCTACAAATGAAGAAAAATTTATTCAATTAATAAATGAGTTACCTGAAGGGCGTCTTGAACTTGTTAATACGGAACCTGAATTATTTGAATTTTTCCATATGAATACGACTAAAGTATTTGGGGATAGGATAAGGTTCTTATTAAAGAAATTTAAAGACGATGCAAATATTGATTTTAGTAAATTACGAGTAAGGTTAAAAGGCACTTTTGTAGAATTACAGCCTGAAGATATATATATGAAAGATTTTGAAAATCTACTTAGTGATCATGTAAAAAATGCAATAAAAAATGAAGAAACATCAGTAGGAGTTGAGTTTATATTAAAAGATGAAAACAATAAAGAACAATTATTAAGAGAGTATAGCTTACCTACAATTTATATTCCTACTTATGATTATCGTAAAGTGATGGTTGTATCAATTAAAGAAGGCGAAGAAGAAAAAGAAATTTTAGTTGATATTCCAGCAGTATTAATAGGTGCTCTTGGGGAAAAGTTTAAAGGAGACCTCGCAAAAATTAATAACTTCTTAAGATTTTATGTAGAAAAAGTTAAAGGATTAGAAACAGGACAAGTGAAAGATATTTTTTACATTTATGACCCGATGAGCCAATTGTTCCCCTCTACGGTTATTCGTGAAATGGGTTGGGATAAATTAAAAATTTTAGATGAATGGTTAAATCTCTTCCCTGATGAAGAACTAAAAGAAATAGGATTACATAAAGGTAGAGCTACAAAATTATTGGAATTTGGAGGAAATATATCTGAAGCGTTTAATCAATTTGCTATACGACAACAAAAAATTCATCTTGAAAATTTATTCAAAGAAATTAGAGCTGACTTAAAGAACTTATTAGGGTATGATCCAAAAGATAGAATACGAACTGAAACTTTAATTCAACAAGCATTAGAAGAGGCTGAAATAACTGATAATCCTGAAATAAAAAATGCAATTTATTATTATGCTGAACAAATTAAGCAACTTAAACCAATGATAAAAGATCTTAAAGCAAAGTTTACAGATCCTAAAAAAGCAAGTCTTGCCGAAAAATTAACACGAAACTTTCAAAAAGCTGAAACAATAATTGAAAAATTAAGCAAAAATCCCATTGAAGAAACACGGAAAAAAGTGCTTGAACTAATTTATCAAGAAAAGGATCCTCGGTTCCTTAAACGGTATGGTCAAGGATTTGTCGATGTAATGATGCTTCATCAGTTGGATCCTGAGTTAGCTTTTGATTATTTAGCTCGAGCCTATACAAGACCTTGGACTGCTGATAAAAGATGGTTGTTAAGTTTTGTAAAACGCACTGATGAAAGATTATTTACAGATCCGTTTTTGAAAGATACAGATTTCGTTAAAACATTAGAGCTTATTCGTGATTACCAAGGAAGAGATACAGCAAGGAGTAAATGGCTTAAAACACTTGGTAAATTTTCAAGAATGTATACATGGATGTTACCACGGATTGCGATGGGTGCTGGTGTCCAGTTATTAAGTGCTATATCTCAGCGGTATCCAAGTTTTAGATTTTTCCAAGCACCAATTGAGACAATAAAAGATGTAATAAAAAATCCCGAGCTTAGGGACTATCTGTTCAAACAAATTAAGGAAGAAATGCATGATGAAAATTATCTATCATTCTGGATTAGAGCTGTTGAACCATTTGTGCAAACAATTTTCTATAATGAACTACTTAAAAACCCAGAGTTCAGGAAGGAAGTATTAAAAGATTTTGGTCATATAGCGATAGAGGGATTTACACCTACGGATGCTAAGTTATTAGCTGAGCATTTAGCTAATTTGATTGATAGTCCTGCGGCAATTTCTCCATTTATGGGTGCAACTTTTGGTAAGTTAGCATATATACAGAGTTGGTTTCCGTATGTTGTAGCACCATTTCAAGTAGCTGTTCAGTCATTTGCTAAGAGTTTTACTTCTCCGAAATATGCTATGAATTTCTTTAAACATTTGATACTTGGTGCAACTATTCTTCCAGCTACTATTACACAATTTAGTGGAGTTGCAGATACAATACAAAATACATATGACGGTTTATCAACTGTTTATCATACTATTGCATCAATTCTTACAGGTAATCCTGAACCAATACAATCATACCTTGAGAAACAAGAGCCTGCATTTGCATCAATATGGAAATCTTTGTTTAGTAATTTAACTGGTATACCAAGGGATGAATTGACAGGTAGGTTATTCCATGATTTAGGTTTAATGTTAGCTTTACATGGTGATAATGTAGCTTGGCAATATGTTAAGTCGGGGCTTGATTTCTTAGAAAAGCATTTAGATTTAGCAAATAAGAATTTATTCTCGGCTGGGTCTGTTAGCACATCATTTGAAGTAACAATGCCTGTAGTGGAAACGGCTACAAGATTACTTAATAATTTGACTGTTTATGAAAAAGAGCAACCACAACAAGCAGGAAGAGCCATCTTAGAAACATTAATGCAAACCATACCAATTGCTAAGAACATCAAATCAGGCATCTTAAGTGAGCTAACTCAATATGGTAGGGTAAGTGATAATAGTGTGCTGAAATATTTTGATGATGAGGATTTAGCGAAAGCGACAGGTCTTGGATATTTTCTCGGAGTAATGGTTAAGCATCCTGTAACGGTAGCAAAAATATTTGATACGATGTTCCTCGGTGGATTTGGTGAGGCTGTTGGTCGTGTGATAACTGGTGAAGAGAAACGAGCTTTATTCCTGCCTAAAGTTACTGATGCGAAAAGTTATAAATTGAAAGTTTTAGGTAATGAAGAATATGTGTTGCAATCCCTAAGGCAAATTGAGGATCCGTATACAAAGAAAAATATCCTTTTGCGGTTTGCTAATGTGATGGATAATTACTTTAATGAACGATATATCAAGAAGACAGATAGGTCACCAGAAGAAGAGATTAGGATGTTTAAGAGTTATTTAACATTTTTGACTTATGACCCGAGTGTTTTAGATGAGGCTGACCTTAAGTATATGGTAGAGGTTGCAAATAAGGCTGGATATTATTTTAAAGAGAAATATGGATTAGAAGATCAGCAATTACATGAATTCTTAGCCAAAGCTTTGGATGAATTAAAAATCAGATCAAAACTTAGAAAACAGTCGCCTCGCCCTGAAACGGTATCTCAAAGTTCTTAAACAAGTAGCCCCACATTTCAGCTCCTGCCTCGTCTAAAGCCTTGATATATTCCTGAGCTTCTTCTTGGCTATCGCATTCTATTTGTATCTCATCATGTATAAGATTAACTATCTTGGCATTAGGATATTTTTTCGTAAATAAGACGACAGTCCCCTTGAGCAGTTCAGCTCCTGTGCCTTGAATTGGGAAGTTTAGTGCAATGTTTAAATGCTCGGTGTAGCGGTTTCTTCGGAGGACTGTGCTAACTGGAATGGAACCATTTTTGAGAGTATTCATTGTTGATTGTATATGTTCGGAAACTCTTCGATGATAAGACATCCATTTAGCTCTTAGGAATTTAGTTTCTTCATAAGTCAAAAGGATGTTTGCTTCGTATAGGAGTTCTTGCAATGTTTGGACTGAGGCTCCATAGATTAAGGCAAAATTAAATTGTTTAGCAATATGTCGTTCTTGCTTTGAAATTTGGTCTATGGGTTTATCAAAGAGGAAGGATGCTGTCTTGCTATGTAGGTCTTCTCCGTTTCGGTAGGATGTAATAAAGGTTGGTATGTAATAAATTTGCCCAGCTAATCTTAATTCAATTTGGGAGAAATCATACTTAAGGAATGGGCTCTTATAGAAGAGATACCGCAGGTGCCTTGGAATGTTAAGCAAGTTTGAATTGGAACAAGAAAGCCTACCTGTGATAGCTCCGCAAACATCATAATGACCATATAGCCGACCAGATGAACCTTTGTTTATCCATTCTTCCAAATAAGAGATTTCATCTTGCTGTTTCTTAAGAGATAGGATATCATGTATGCATTGCTTTAATTTTTCATCTTTAGAAGTTAAGAAGTAATAAAGTAAGGTCTGTTTTTGAGCATCAGGTAAGTTAAGTTTTGTTTTGACTTGAGCTGGTGAAAATGGATTGAATTGATAAGCCCTCTGGAAAGCCATTAGATTTTGATGAAAGATAGGTTTCTTTTCTTGTAATAATTTGGATATTTCTTCAATATTAACTGGAACGCCTCGTTTTTGTATCTGTAAAAGTCTAATCAAGAAAGCTTTGTCTAAAAGATATACAGGCTTAAATTTCTCATGCTTAGCAATTGTGTGCCGATAAAGTAAATCCGTAGCATTCAAATCTTCAGTCAAATAATCTTTTAATCGGTTGTCTAATAATCTAACGCCTTTCTCAAGGTCTTTGCGAATTTTTGTTTTATCGGTTTTGTATTCATATAACTTAAAAAATTTACACAAATTCTCTAACCCAAACATACCTCTTTCAGGCTTCTCTATCTTATATTCAACTTGATATGCCTTCATAAACAGATAAGTATCGTCAAAACAATCTCTATTCGGTGGAATAAAATCAAGTATAGAAAAATCATAAAACAAATTATGTCCTACAATCACATATCCATTACTTATCAAATCGTTCAAAAAATCTTTAAGCTTATCCGCATCTTCAAAATAGAAAAACTTCCCATCTACTTTAATACCACCAAGTAATAATCTACCATATAATCCCTGTGTCTCTGTATCAAGAACAGCAACTTTTCTCATCTTTCTTCTCCTTTGGTTGAAAATGTTCACAAGCAGGAAGTAAAGGATGTATCTCGGTTCGTGCATCTTCTAATGTGCATCGCCAATCATAACTTTTTCTCCTCTGGGCAAACTTACAATCCTTACATTGCTTTTTTGATGCTAAAATTTTTGCTAATTCTTGTAAAGTCATTGTTATCCTCCTATTGCCATTTGTCTGCTATTTCATCTAATTCTTGTGTATGTATCTCTCCAAATTCTTGTTTAATGATATCTCTAAAATCATATCCAGATAATTGTAAATACTGTAGAAACTTCTGAAATTCCTTCGGGAATTGAGTAATAAAATTGTTAATCGTGTCCTTATGGTATGGGTCTTGTAAAATAAACTTCAGAGGATTACCTTTCACAATAACAAGCCAAAATGGATTTAAGTTCGGTTGCGATACCCAGTCCTTTCTATAAACTTTAGTCAAGAAATTATAAAACAGGTGCAACCCTCCATTATAAAGCGTTGTATGCTCCAGCATGATTACTCTGTCTAAATTTTTATCACCTTGATACTTAATCGTAGAAAGCATATCGTTAAATGTAATAAACTCAACTTCCTTGTCAAAAATACAAGGCTCAATTATCATATACTCTTTAAACTTCGGTGCAACTAAAATATGTAAAACTTGTTTGAAATAAAAATCAGCCTTTTCTTTATCGTAAAGTTTGTGTAGCATAAATTCAAGCGAAAACAAAGTCTTAAGTAAGGGGTCATAATCGTAAACAGCATAATCAACTTCTTTGTATGTTCCTTGTTGAATTAATTTGGCAAGCTCATCCTCATATGGTTGAAAAATTTCTTGATAAATTTCCAATCCCCAGCCCCAATTATCGGCTAAATGGATTATGTATTCTCTGTAAAATTGTTCTATCTTATCAATGTAAGAAGGGTCTCTATAACCAATGTTAAATGTAATTAATCTTCGCCACATTCCTTCAATTGTAATAAAAGGTGCATAATACTTTGTCTCCATGGTAAACATTGCAGGCATAATCATTTCTGTGGCTCGGGAAAAATAAATATTTGCTTTACTAATCCTTCTATTTGC